TGTCTCCAAGATATTCTGCATGGAATCTTAGGCAGCCGTCAATCATGTCTTGCATCTGCTGCGCAATTGCCAGCATGGTTGAATCACCCTGACTACGATCAATCTGTTTAGATGCAGCCGTCTCAGCTGATAGCTTCTGGCCGAGCACAGCGGCCAAACCTAGCGCATTGATCTGTTGTTCAATCTGCCTCAATCGCTCAAATTGTGCATCAAAGCTCTGACCTGCCGGTTCGATATATTCTGCTCTACCTTCGGCTGGGAATGCGATAGCCTCGCCAGGTCCGGCAGACACCTCCTCAGCGGCTGATGGGAACCCAAAGAACGCCAACATTGGCACTGCAGAAATATGCAGTTGGTTGTCTAGGTCTGACTGCACTTGATAAGACTTGAGATTGAGCTCTGCAATATCCTCCAATGGTGGCCGTGACTCAAGATATCCTAGACGGTTGGCATACGCGACACTGAATGGGATCTCTGATGTGCTGGTGGTGCCTTCATCTACTAACTCAAAGTCTGCTTTAGCATCGCGACGGTAGATCTTGAACTCACCTGGTGTCAGCACCCGGATCTGATCAACCACTTTCTCTCCAAACTCGCCGTCAGACTGAGTGATTTTCTCTGCTAGTCTTAGCATGGTCAGCCTTTGCATGCCATTAGCAAGATCAGACCGCCAACCCAGAATATCTCTTGGTGTATATGTCACCCAGTATGGCCTGCCTAATGTACCAGCTGCTGGTGCATCTACAAGAACTCCAACATGCCCATATCGGACCATCTTACGAGCTGTTTCATACGTCCACACGTTCAGATCATTGCCTAACAGATCGATATCAAATAGCTGCTCTCGAATCTGATCCGATGTATCATTAAGCCTTACGGGCTTTCGGCTAAGCATTCCAGCCAACATGCGCTCTAGACGCTGTACGAATGGTGGACAGACGCTTCTGGCGAGCCTGCGATCGTAGCTTTCATCTAATTCGCGCACTTCTTGCGGCAGATATCGCCTGTGCTTACGCCGCATTTCATACGTACCTCCCACCAGATCCTCAAGCAGAATCCAATGCGGTTCTTGATTTACCCAGGCAGCATTTGGGTCATTGACATGCGTGACGCTTGAAGATGATTTGCGATTATAGAAGTTATAGCCTGAATACACAGCTGATACTCACTCGACTCTCCAAGTCTAATAGATTCTGATGCCTGTGCCCCTGCCAACATTCATATGCAGTGGATTTAGCTCACGCCACACGAGATAACCCAGGGCATCATTCATGTGGTCATATCCTGCATCCTTGTCAGGATCCCCTTTTTCTGTCCAACATTGCAACTCCAATGATTCAATGGTCTTATCACAGCATGCTGACATTTTTAAGCGGATTTCCCCTTTCCCATTCTCCAAAGCAGCTTGAACAGCAGCCACCCGATCACGGACGGGAGGGTTGGCCTTTGGCGATTGATTGCTGAACCCGTAGGATTCCAAGATCTGAATGTCCGTACGTGAGGCATTAGTGCTCCGGTTGCCGCCAGAGGCATCTGGATATATGAAAACTTTATTAAAAGGATATCGACTCTTGATTTCTTTGGCAAGAGCATCTGTGTCATGTGCACCACTGATCTCGTCGATGACATGTAGGCATCCGCTGGTCCGAACTGCGATAACAGCAGACATGTTTTGGATATTGAAATCTAGTCCGACCCTTAGTGGTTCATCCTTTAACTCAATCGGCGGTTCACAGACATGGGTACTTCTACTAAATCGGTCATAGACAGCGCCAGTATTTAAATTTACAAATTGCCCATCAAGGTACGCCTTGATCAACTTCTCGGGATAATTGGCCAAGAGGGAGTCAATGAAGCCATCTGGCAGATGCGGATTGTCTGCGGTTCGTGCTCGAATTAAGCGCTTATCCGGAGCCGAATTGCGTTCAAAAGTCTCCCAAGCCCAGCCGAAGCCCTCGGGGGTTGTGGCAACATAGAACTGCTGAGTGTTGCCAGATCTCAGTCTGGCCAGCGCCATTCGAGATGCCTGCTCAGCCGTGCGTCTATTCGTGGTGTCTACTTCATCAAATCCCACCGCGCACAGGTTCTGCCCACGAATCCTGTTCCAAGTCTCCATTGTGCGCAGCAAGATGGTGTGCTCACCTTCTTTAAATTTGAGCACGTATTCCGGCAATGGCGAGACCCGATAGTCATATGGCAGACCAATCTGTTCAAGTAGATCATCCATCGATCGAACGAGGATGTCCCGCAGCATCGGCGCTACAGGCTCAAAGAGAGCAGATACAAAGCCAATATTCGCGGCAGCCACATTGATCGCCTTAGCACACAGGCCATAGGTCTTGCCAGCACCAAACCCTGACACAAGGCCTAAGATCCTGTGATCTTGATCTTCACAGAATGCAGCCTGATGGGGCAGCAACGTGGTGTTAAGACGTCCAAGTACTTCACTTATAGACAGGCTGTCATCTGTAGGGTCTGCCAGGATCAGCCCCTCAGAGGCAGTATCTAGGATGGTTGGCACTTGATGTAATATCTCGGCTTAGGTTATTCTATGTGTCGAAATGACTGAATTATGTCTGATATCCGTGATTTTATCAGTATTGCTTCACGATACCCACTCCTGAATCAAGCGCAGGAGATCGAACTGGGCAGGCGTATTCAAGCATGGCTACAGCATCCTGACCCTCCACCTGAACTCATCAGATCTGGTCGCAGGGCTCGGGATCAGTTTATCTGCAGTAATCTACGGCTTGTACTCACGATCGCCAAAAAATATACATTCGCAATTAAGCACACCAATCTGACATTTAGCGATTTAATCCAAGAAGGCACATTGGGTCTGCAGCGTGCAGCTGAAAAATACGACCCGGAATGCGGATATAAGATGTCAACATATGCATATTGGTGGATTCGACAGGCCATAACCCGCAGCATCGATACTAAATCTTTGATGATCCACATCCCCAGCGGCGCAAAACGCAAATTTCAGGCTTACAAGAAGGCAGCAGAGCAAGGCGGCAGCCAAGATGAAATCCTGGAAAGAGCTAATCTCAAACGCCGTGACATCCGCACGATTGAACAAGTCGTCATGTGCCAAAATGTCAGTGCTCTAGACGCCTTAGATATGCATTCTTAATCGAAAGCATTGACACGCCATGAAAGTTCATGCTATTATGTGTATATAAGGGGCAATGAGCTCCTTCATTCACAGCATGGCCTCCTACACCGAATCAGCCCTTTTCTACACAGAACGTTTGGCGGAAGTCTCGAAAAGAGATAACACTACAGCTAATTGCCATGGAGTTGTGTTCCATCCCAATGGACGCATCCTCTACAACAAAAAACGCATCAAAAAAGCTGATGCTGTCCAGACTATCGCCGCGATCCTGGAATCAGAAGATCAAATGCTAAATCAAAAGAATTCCCCAGTTAACAGGCCAAGTCAGGCTGGTCCACTCACGTGGGATAGGCTCAATCAAGCCACTAAGGATTTTTTCTTTGAATTGGCCGGTCAGATTATGGATGAGACCTTTGATGCTGATTTTGAGAATGGGCAGCATGGAGCTCGACTTGGCAAAGATATCCCTAAGATCAGCCTGAAAAACGCACCACGTCTGTCCAATCTTAAGAAGGCTGGCCTGCTTAAAAGCGGCCAATGGAACAGCAACACAAAATCTGAACGCTGGATCTGGCTCACGGAAGAAGGTCATGTTATCTACAAATCGCACAGCAGCAAATGAGCGGCGATATTAACTGGAATTCACGACCGCAAGACACGATCACCGCAGCCAAGGAGAAAGCAGCTGCGGCAGAATCTCCACGGGGACTCACAGTCCTTGAGCTTGCATTTTATAAAGCGACACATCGTAAAAAGCATTGACGCATGTTTTTTGCTGTGATATAGTACACATAAGAGAGGCAAAAAGCCCTCACCACATCTCAAACCATGACTCTCCAAACTCAAGCACTCGTCGCCGGTTACGCAGTTGTTGATATGGGCAGGACAGGTCAGCAGATCCAAGGGTTCCGATTCCTTGTTAAGCGTTTTGCTGATAATGCAATTTTCTATTTTGCTACTGCAAAGCAGGTTCGCGAACAAATCTCGGCCTGATAGCTACATTATCAACAAACACAGCGCAGCCATGGATTTCAATTACTTCAGCCACACCCTATATAGTCACTGGCAACGCGCACAAGATGCAATAGAAGTCTCCAGCATTTGCGACTCATTCTGGGATGACAGGCAAGAATACTACGTAGAGGCATTCTTAGACGGCGAATTGGAATGGACAGAGTATGTATATGGTGAAGAGGAACTCCAAACGTTCAAAGATGACGCAACTAAGCACGGCCTGACATTCACAGTCAAAATTATTGACACCGAATGAAAGCGTGTGATATAATAAGTACATCAGGGGCAATGAGCCCCTCACCCCATCAAATGAACTCCACACAAGCTTTCGTTTCACTCCGTGACCGAGGATGCGACATTCAGCCAAGCAAGACTTCAGAATATGCTGACATCGTGACATTGCCCAACGGCCAGGTATTTGAAGTTTGGTCACGCGATCTCGTGGATTTCGCTCAAACGGTCACCATCAAATGAACAAAGATCAACTCCGCATCCAGATCGCCAAAGCCTATAAAGAGATGAAAATTGCTATCGAAGCTTTCGATCAGCTACAGGATGGCAGCCTTGACTTAGAAGATGATATTGACATCGCAGGCGAGCTAGTAGGCCTCAAGCTCGTACAGGATGGCAGCTTTTACAGCAGTCAAGAAAGCATTGCAATTGAAGAAGAAATCCTTGGATCATCTAAATTCGCATAAGCCAGGATCTAGCCACCACCATGCCGAGCACCCTTTCGAGCAAAACTCTTGCGCTCTTTTTCCATCTTGCGTTGTTTGATCTTGCTCTTATTGGCGTCTTTCTTGAATGCGGTGCCAGCCTTGCTGACGAAATTCATATCTGATGAATTGCTAGTCCTACGGCGGAAAGTACCAGAGCTACTCCGACCAGCTCGGGCCGACATCTGACCGCCAGATTTTTCTCCCCCTTTGAGTGTCTTAACCATCGAAGCATCCTGTCGCGCTGATGAACCCTTTGCTGTAGCCTTTCTAGCACTAGAAAAGCTTCCACTTCCACCTTTACCAGCAAACCGGCCAATCCTATCTCTGTTGTATCGCCGTGCCATAGCTACTTCCCAGTGAGATTTGAGAGCAAATGGAGCTCTTTATAGCATCCTAGCGCCACCCCAAGCTGCCCATCCTCCTGAGCTTTAGCAGCCAGCGCTTCAAGTCTGGTCATCTGTTGCGCTAAAAATTCTGTCCTCTCAACACTCATAGAGCTTTTATATTCAGACCTAGCTTCAGCAACCAGCGCGTCTGTCTGCACATGGTCGAATTCCCAGGCTTGTGCAGCAGATTCATATATGCGGTGCCGTGGCCAGCTCAAATCAAGCCACTGCTTAGCCACTCTCAATTGATCTTTCCGAATGCTCTCTGGAGTCTTCTTGCTCATGCCTCAAATTTAACGCAAATTACCTACTTACCTACTTACCTACCTGCTCCTTTTTTCCCCTTCCGATAACCCACTTTTTTTTTAACCCCCCCCTATATAGGGGGTAAAGTTGGTAAACCGAGCACAGCCCGCGTCCTGATTGAGGATTTGCATTACCTACCCTTACCTGCAATGCATACCGGCTTGTGATATCAGCATTTCGATCATGAACAAATCCAAAAGGCATAAGTAGGTAAACTCTGGTAAAGGTCGGTAAAAGGTAGGTATCATTCATCTGTGCCGCAACGACGCCAGATGTGCTTGAAAGTGCCACCAACCTTTTTGCGGCTTTTGTAGTATCCGCAGGCAGTCAGTATGCGGTTGATCCGCATCAACTCGCGTTGTGTCTGGCGCTCGATTGGAACTTCTAGGACATGTGTCAGAAGGTCACTGCTGATAATAAAATCACCCGATGTCCGGAACGCAAGATGAGATGAAATCTTTTCTAGCCAGGGGTCCTCTGCATACAGCCCACGGTTGCGATCATTGTTGATCTGCGTCTCAGCTTCATCCAGGAACCACTGTTCGCCTCGCAGATAATCTCGCTTTGCACTCGCCCAGATCCGATCACGTAAAGACTCAATCTTTCCGCTATCAATGCACTGCTCGATATTGAAGATCACGAAGCGACGGTTGCCCGTTTCATCGCTAAAGAAGCCGTCCTTCTTATTGGTGGTGCCACAAAGAACAAATGACCTGGGCCGCTCCTTATGCCCCTTGCCATACGCCTCACGTACTAAATCTGTCTTGCGTGTGATGAAATTCTTAAGACCTGCACTATCTCTGTTCTTGATGCCACCGTCTAATTCACCCCATTCACAGATCCAGCGCATATGGAGGCCCGTGATATCATCCGCATCCTTGTTGGTCTTAATAAAGCCCTCATAGAACCAGGCCTCAGAAGCAAGTGTGTTATAAAAACGCGTTTTATGGAGATGCTGATCACCAGCCAAGATATGAACAAATCCACAAGGGCACCCAGGTTCGAAGACCCGAGCCACGCAAAAGACAAGCCATTTGCGCAAGGCAGAATTATCGAAGTCTGCAGCATGTAACCCGAGCAGCTCACCTGCGATATTGTCCCAGACTACATCCTCTAGCGGGTCATTGCAGGACTCCAGATAGTCACGGATCGGGTTGTATGGGCGCTCACGGGCGCTAAGGAGTAGAGCGTCCTGCGCCACATCCTTGCTCACGTCGATATGCGCAGCCTGGAAACTGCCATAACTCAACTTGGCATCAATCTCACTCATAGGAGCACCATCAATCTCAATCGCTTGCTTCAGATCATTCCATCTCAGCGCATCATGTAGCATGGAAGACAGGATCTTCGATAGATCCAGCAGTTTCAAACGGCTATATCCGCCTTTTTCATTCCTGTAATCACCGATCCGCTCAAACCAAGGCACGGTAGGTAGCTGTGGTGCATCACGCCTGATTGCCAGCTCAATACGCACCAGGTCTGCACCATCGGCTACCCAATCTGCGATATCGTAGCCATCAGCCGGGTCATCCCAGGCGTCAGCATTGGTGCCCTCAACCCATAGCCATCTAGACCCAGGAAACACATCAGAGAGACGCTGCATCAACTCGATGCCAGGTCGGTCACGATCAGGGCATAGCACCAAACTATTGGCATGTAGCTTAGGCATATCAGGCATGCTGCCCTTCCAGCTCCCACTGCCATTAGGCACACTGGTAGCCCACAAACCCAGCTTGCGCAAAGCCTCAGCGCAGGTCTCACCCTCGGCAATATAGATAGTCTCACCTGAAGCAGGCAGACTCTCATACCACAAGGGCAGCAGCGAATCGACCTTGGTGCCCTTGGACCAGGTGACGTCTTTGGGGCCAAAGTTGTAATCCGTGCGGTTGTGCTGGTAAGACCGGCCACTTTCCGCGTAATACTTCCAAGAGCGGTATCCAACAGCCGTGCGTTCAGCATGCGGTTTAAAAGTCACGCACTCAGATTCAGCATTGATCTTGACACAGGCCCACTCACCGAGCACATCGCCGGTTTTAAGCCGAGGGTGCTTCTGGAATGGGCTGCATTTGGTGCCAA